GTCAGCTCGAAGCCATCGTCGCTGCTGCCATCACCGCCATTGGCAAACCAACAGATGACAACCAAGCGGCCTGAATACCAACCCTGTCGCCTTGTCTCCCTCTGCGGTCAGTTCCTCACCGTCAATGGCACCTTCTCCGCAGACCCTGCCCGCGCCCTCACCGCCGAGCGCTGGTACATCGAGCGTGAACAGCGACGCATCAACACCGCCACCATCATCCTCCGCGCCTAGTGCCATCACCTTTGATGTGATCGGCATGGAGGCCGCCACGCAAGGCTCAAAGCGCGCCATGCCTAACGGCATCATGCTCGAAACCAACAAGCGCCTCCGCCCTTGGCGCTCGCACATCACCGACGCTGCACTCGCCACCAACTACCCCATCACCACTGCACCGGTCTCCATCTCCATCACATTCCGCTTCCTACGCCCCAAAGGCCACTACAACAAATCCGGCCTATCTCCCAAAGCTCCACTCCACCTAACCTCTAAGCAGAAAGGCGACATCGACAAGCTCTCCCGTGCCGTGCTTGATGCCCTCACTGGCACTCTTCTTCACGACGATTCTCAAGTGGTTCAACTATCCGCCCACAAGCGCTACACCACCCCAGAAGAACGACCCGGTGCCCTCATCACCATCATTCCCCTCGCGGCAACCTAAACCACTCAGCCTTGGCACCATGGAGCCTTGGTCCGTCGTCGCTGAATACCCCTACACCGGTGAACCCTTCGGGCTCGTCTTCAATGACGACTCCACCTTCACTGAAGCTGAATACATCGCTCGACAGCTCCTCGCTACCTTCCGCCTCACCGGCCTCTACATCCCCTCCGCCTCACAAGACAACACCGAAGGCCATTACCTCTTCCTCTTCACCATCGAGCCCGAAACCCTCCCTCGCATGGGCACCATCTGGGCCTTTGATGCACAAGACGCTGAACTGCGCCTCAACGTGCTCGCCTCAGACGGCACCCTCTTCATGCCGGCCTCCGGTTAAACTTTGGCCATGACAAATATCTCAGATCTCAAGTTTGATCATAAAAACGCTCGCAAGCGTACAGATAGCTCAGCGCGCCTGATTCAAGAGTCTTTGCAACGCTATGGCGCTGCACGCTCCATCGTCATCGACGAAGACAACCGCATCCTCGCCGGCAACGGCACCATCGAAGGCGCCAAGGCACTAGGGCTAACGAAGCTCAAGGTGGTTGATGCCGCAGGCGACGAGATCATTGCCGTCCGCCGCTCTGGCCTGTCCGAGGACGACAAGGTTGGCCTGGCCCTGGCCGACAACCGCGCCGCTGAACTCTCGGACTGGGATGCCGAGATGCTGCAGCAGCTCAGCGAAGAGCACGACATTGCCCCATGGTTTGAACAGGAAGACCTGGATGCCCTGCTGCAGGAAGCCGAGCAGCTTGAGCCTGTCGAAGGCAACACCGACCATGATGAGGTGCCTGAGGCACCCGAAGATCCGATCACAAAACCAGGTGACCTCTGGATCCTCGGCAATCACCGCCTGCTCTGCGGCGACAGCACCAACATTCAGCACGTTGAACGCCTGATGGATGGGCAGAAAGCTGACATGGTCTTCACCGACCCGCCGTATGGCATTGCTTACCAAGGCAAAGGACAAACAGGCGCAGCCAAAGCAAACAACTTTGGCATGATCAAAAACGACGAATCAATTCAAGCAGCTGAAGATGCTTGGCGTTTGGCTGCATCCTTAAATGTTCCGTTGCGGATCTTCTGGGGCGCTAACTACTACTGCTCGACTGTCTCGCCTGGACAAGCCTGGATCGTCTGGAACAAAGAGGTCGTTGGCGATAACTACAGCGCCGCAGAACTTGCCTGGACTAACCAGCAAGGACGCACCCGTATGTTCACGCACCAATGGCACGGAATGATTAAGGCGTCAGAGCAAGGACAGCCTCGTGTTCACCCAACTCAAAAACCAGTTGCCCTGGCTGAATGGGCCTTCTCTGAGTTTGATGCTGGCAGCGTTGTACTCGACCTGTTTGGCGGTTCAGGCTCCACCCTCATCGCCTGCGAGAAAACCTCCCGCCACTGCCGAATGATGGAACTCGACCCCGCCTACTGCGACGTGATCGTCAAGCGCTGGGAAGACTTCACCGGGAACACCGCCGTCTGCCAACCCTCCGCTGATCACTTCATCCCGGAGCAACAGGAGGCCTTCTAAATGGCGGCTCTTCGTGGCACTAAACAGGAAACAATCGACCGCGCCAACCGCTTTGCGCGCATCATCGCTACCGGTGGCCGTAGGTCTGACTGCATTCGATACGCCTCGGAAAACTGGGGGGTTGGCCCACGCTCCTGCGATGAGTACCTAAGGCTCGCCCGCGAGCAGCTCAAGGCTGACTGGGACATCGAACGGCCCCAGATGATCGCCGACCTGCTCTCCCAGTGCTCCACCCTGCAACTGGAAGCACGCCGCGCAGGTCAGTACCACATCGCTCTCGGTGCGATCAACACCGCTGCCAAATTGGCGCAGCTCTGCTCATGAGCATCCTTGCCGCTGCTCGTCACGGTCACGTCCTCTACGAAGGCCTGACCGGTTCAGCGGCACCGGTCTCGCAATCCTTTAGCGATTGGCTGCTCGACATCTCCCCGGACTTCACCTGGCACTGGCAGCACCTGCAGCACATTCGCCAGCACCTTGATGCCATCACCGCCGGCCGCCTCAAGCGCTTGGTGATCACGGTGCCCCCGCGCCATGGCAAGAGCGAGATGGGCACGATCCGCTACCCCGTCTTTCGCCTGCAGCAAGACCCCTCCCAGCGCGTCGTGATCGCCGCCTACTCGCAGACCCTCGCCAACACCTTCTCCCGCAAAGCACGCCGCATCGCGCAAGACCTGCTCTCCCTCGCTTCAGATCGCAAGGCCGTGGAGCAGTGGGACACCATCGAAGGCGGTGGCCTACGCGCAGTCGGCGTTGGTGCTGGCATCACTGGCCTTGGCGCCAACCTGATCATCATCGACGACCCGGTGAAATCACGCGAGGAGGCTGAATCCGAGGCCTACCGCGAACGGGTTTGGAACTGGTATCGAGACGACCTCTACACCCGCCTTGAACCCGGTGGTGCCGTCGTGCTCACCATGACGCGCTGGCATGAAGACGACCTTGCCGGCCGCATCCTCAACTCCGACGACGCCGACAGCTGGACCGTCGTCAACCTGCCCGCCATCGCAGAAGACAACGACCCCCTCGGCCGCACACCTGGCGATGCGCTCTGCCCCGAGCGTTACGACCTCACTGCCCTACAAGATCGCCGCCGTGTGCTCGGCGAGTACGGCTTCAATGCCCTCTTCCAGCAGCGCCCCTCACCCCCAGCCGGTGGCCTGTTCAAGCGCTCCTGGTGGCAGACCTACCGCGAGCTGCCCCAGCTCGACCGGATCATCACCTCCTGGGATCTCACCTTCAAAGACGGCCCTAACACTGACTACGTGGTGGGCCTAGTGATCGGTCAGAAAGGCGCCAGCTTCTATCTCCTCGACTGTATCCGCGACCGCCTCGACATCACCGAGACGATCCCCGCCATCGTCAACACCTTCAACCGCTACAAACCTGTCGCCACGGTGGTGGAAGACAAGGCGAACGGCCCCGCCGTGATCGCCATGCTCAAGAGCAAGGTGGCCGGCCTGATCGCGGTCAACCCACAAGGCGGGAAGTTCTCCCGCGCCTCAGCGATCTCCCCGATGATCGAGGCCGGCAACGTCTTCCTGCCGGAGCGCAGCAGCTGGGCCTCGGCGCTGATTGAAGAGGCTGCCGCTTTCCCCAACGCCGCCCACGACGACCAAGTGGACGCGCTGAGCCAAGGCCTCTCTTGGCTGCGCAGCCGCCCGGCGATCAGCACGGCCGCCGCTGTCTCCTACGGGCAGGCCGCCGCATGGTGATGACCAAACCCCAGCGCCACAGACCTTGCGATGGCCAGCTGAGCCTTCCGCTCCTCTCCGATGGCCCCTGGCAGCCCGCACCACTACCCACGGGCAAGCTGCCGCCGCGCAAGCCCAAAAGCACCCGCCCCAAAACCCTCCTCTACCGCGAAACCTGCCCTAGGCAGCGCCGCAAGGAGGAGCGCATGGTGCAGCAGCACATCCCCCTGCTCAAGCTGATCATCAAGCAGCAGCACCACAAGTACAAGTGCATTGAGATCGAGGATCTCTACAGCCTTGGCCTGATCGGCCTGCTCAAGGCCGTGCGCAAATACGACGCCGCCACCGGCTTCAAGTTCTCCACCATCGCCCTGCCCTTCATCCTCGGCGAGTGGCGCCACTACATCCGCGACCACAACTTCTGGCTCAAGGCACCCGGTGCGGTGCGGCAGCGCGGGATGCACGCGCGGCGCCTGCTGGAGCGCGGCGAGACCATGGCGCAGGTGTGCGTGAAGCTCGGCATCAGCGCCGAAGAACTCAAGCTGGACCTGCGGGCCACCGCTGGCATGGGCCATGAGCTGGGCGGCTTTGAGCTGCATTCCGCCGACGATCAGATGGACGCTGGCTGGCTCTAGCGCAGGCACTTGCGCTAACGAGCCGCAGATGCTAGGAATGGGATGCGGCAGCGCTGAGCAGCAGCTCACCACCGCGAACACCAAGTCTTTCCACCATGACCATCACCGCCCTGCTGTGGGCGCTGGTGTTCCCCATCGTGATCGCCCTCGGCGTGATCCTCTGGGCCACTGAATCCCGCAGCCAACGCATTCATCGCCTGCGCCGCCAAGGCTGGTCGCAGCAACGCATCGCCTCTCACCTCCAGATCTCTCGCTATCAAGTGCGCCTCGCGCTGTCTTAATCACCGGCAATTTCAGGCACGGAAGAAAACCACATGGATGGACGGCAGGCCTGCCATTGACGGCGATCTCTTCGATGCGCCCAACCTGCCGACCTGGAAGCATCCGGTCCTGCGGGACATTGAGCCCGATCTGCAGCTCTTAGGTGACTGTT